CTTTTAGTTGTAGGGACACGCATAGGTTCTATTGACCTATACCGAGAACTTCGCAACCCTGAGCACTGGTCTGGAAATAAAACTCCATTCACATATCTGGCTATGCCAGCAGTACTAGAGTTCAACGAAGACCCAGAGAAGTGGGTAACGCTGTGGGCGAGGTCTGATAGACCTTGGGATGGCGATGAGGACACGACACCTGACGTAGATGGATTTTACCCTAAATGGGATGGTCCTACGTTATTCCAAAGACGCTCTGAAGTTACCCCTTCTACTTGGGCTATGGTTTATCAGCAACAAGATGTTGAAGATGATTCAATCTTCTCACCGTTGTGTGTACAGAATTCTATCCAAGGTATGCGTAAAATTGGCGCATTACACTTTGGCGCACCAGGTTATCCTAAAGACCCTGGTAACTATCGCGTAGTTATGGGTATTGACCCTGCTATGTCTGGAGCAACTGCAGCAGTAATGGTGGCTGTAGATGTTGATAACAAGAAAAGATATGTTCTTGATGTCTGCAATATGACAGACCCAACCCCAGAAAAAATTAAAAACTTAATTCAAGAGTGGGCAATTAAGTATCAACCTAACGTAGTAGTAGCGGAGAAAAATGCCTTCCAACTCTTCCTCACCAAAGACGAGGGAATACGTGACTTTCTGTCTTCACGCGGAATCGTATTCCGTGAGCATTTCACTGGCAACAACAAATGGGACGTTGATTTCGGTGTTGCGTCTTTGGCTCCACTCTTTGGAACGACTACAAACGAAAAGTTTGTAAAGAACTCAAATATGATTGAACTACCTTCAACTGAAAAGTCTGAAGGTGTTAAGGCTTTAGTAACCCAGTTAATAACCTGGAAACCTGATGCACGTAAACGTCAACCTACTGACTGTGTTATGGCTTTATGGTTTACAGAGATTGTTATTCGTGAGTGGTTAGAACGAGGAAACCATCTTACCCAGTTTACTAATAGTAGGTGGCACTCCAGAAGACAACTTAACGCAAGATATGTAATTGATTTAGATGAGGCATTTGCCGAACAACAAGCAGAAGTATTTTACCAATAAGGAAATTAGTGGCTCTTAATATAACTCAAATAGCAACAAAGGTAGAAGCGCTTAAACGCCGCAACGCTGCACGCGATGCTCGTATGGGTGACGTTCTAGAAGTACGCAGGGGAAACCTTGTTAACGTATTTCCAGAAATGTTTCCTGAAGGTGCAACCAAGGCTATGATTGCAAACTTCGTAGACGTGGCAGCAAGAGACGTTTCCGAAGTATTAGCACCACTACCTTCTTTTAACTGTACAACAACTAATACTAATTCTGACCGTGCTAAAAAATCAGCAGATACCAGAACCCTTATTGTTAACAACTATGTTCAACACTCACGTTTACAAACTCAAATGTACACAGGTGCTGATTGGTACGGTACTTATGGTTTCTTACCTATTGTTATTGAAGCAGACTTTGAAAACAATCTTCCACGTATACGTGTAGAGAACCCACTTGGTTCATACCCTGAATTTGATAGATACGGTAAAGTTGTTTCATTTACTAAACGTTATGTTAAAACTATTGCTGAACTTATTACAGAGTTTCCAGAATTTGAAAGAGAAATCCTTAACGGATACAGAATGGATGAAGTTGACCTTTATTCTGAATTAGAAATGATTCGTTATGAAGATAAAAACGTTATCTTATTATACTTACCTAACAGAGGTAATTTAGTTTTAACCAGTACTGATAACCCAATGGGTGAAGTAATGGTTCGCGTTGCTATGCGCCCAGGAATTGACAATGAACCAAGAGGTCAATTTGATGATGTTCTTTGGGTTCAAATAGCACGCGCCAGATTTGCACAGTTAGCGATGGATGCAGCAGAGAAATCTATTAATGCTCCATTAGCAGTTCCGAATGACGTACAAGAATTCGCCTTTGGTCCAGACGCTGTGTTGAGAACTGCTCAACCGCAGAACATTCGCCGTGTAGGCTTAGAGGTTCCACCTGCTGCGTTCACTGAAGCAGAATTATTACAAAGAGAAATGCGTCTTGGCGCACGTTATCCTGAAGGACGTTCTGGTGTTATTGATGCCAGCGTTGTAACAGGACAAGGTGTACAAGCCTTATTAGGCGCATTTGATACTCAAGTTAAAACTGGTCAACAAATTCTATCTGATGTCTTTGAAGATGTAATTGAATTATGTCTTAAGATGGATGAAAAACTATTTCCAGGTGAAAAGAAAGTTGCAGCCACATCTGGTGGTGCAAGGTTTGAATTAAGTTACGAACCACGTAGAGATATTCGTGGTGACTACACAGTTCAAGTTCGTTATGGCTTAATGTCAGGACTTGACCCAAGTAGAGCATTAATTTTCTCATTACAAGCATTAGGTGCAGATTTAATATCAAGAGATTTCGTAATGCGCGAACTTCCTTGGTCAATGAACGTAGGCGGAGAACAACAACAAATAGATGTTCAACGTATGCGTGATAACTTAAACGCATCAGTTGCCTCACTAGCGCAAGCAATTCCACAATTAGCAGCACAGGGACAAGACCCAAGTCAACTTGTTAACAACATCGCTGAGGTTATAAAGGAAAGACAAAAAGGTACAAACATCGAAGATGCCGTACAAAAAGTCTTTGCTCCAGAACCAGCCCCTCAAGTTCCCCCTGCTGAGATGACTGCTCCTGTCGGGCAACCTGTCCCTGCTGCCCCAGTTGAAGCGCCTCCAGGGGGTCCTTCTCCAACAGCACCAGAGCAAGCATTGCAAATGCAAGGACAAATGGATATTCAAGCATTACTAGGACAATTATAAATTTAAGGAATTTAAATGGCTAACGAAGTAGTCTCAGGCGTAGGTAGAAACGCCAAACGTACTGATAGAAATATTTCTAGCCGTACAACTCAGCCTATACGTGAAATGAATTCAACAAAGTATGGCGAAGGTAAAGCATTATTAGAACAACAAAGAGTAAGCCCTATGGCTGGAAGCGTTAAGACTCCTAAAATAGAAACAGCAAACGTTGTTCCTAAAACTCCAGTTGTTCCATTAACTGCTGATACACAATATCCTGACCAACCTGCAGAAGTGGGTTTACCATTTGGTGAAGGACCAGGACCAGAAATTTTTGGCAATCTTAATCCAGAACCAGAAACATTAACAGGTATTTTAGGACGTATGGTTAACGCTGATGCTTCAGGAGAAGTAAAAGCAATTTACGAAAACGCTTTATTACAAGGACAGTAAATGGCTGATAATAAAGAAATACAAGATTATTCAGCAGAACTGTACAAAACTGTAACTAAGTTTAATCCTACACCTACCCAAAGTGCTGAACTTAATGGTTGGGCTGGTATTCAAAATGTTAATCAACGTTTATATGGTCTTAACGACCCTATTCTAGCAAGTAAAGAATTTAGTAAACTTGATAAGAACATTCAAGATATTATCGCTCAACAGAATCCTAATGCGCCTTTTCTTCCTCAAGCAGAGAAAAAAGGTTTCATTAAACAATCATTAGAAGGTTTAAGAAGTTACGCTAACTTAATTACTGGCGTATATCGTGGTGCTAAATACGCACAACAAGAAAAGATTTCATTCTCCAAAGCCTGGGATATGACAAAAGGCAACGGAGAAGCATTTTTTGATAGAGACCGTGTACAAAAAGTTGACGCTTTTTATGCACCTGCAGTTGCTAAAGTTGCCAAGATGGCATCTATGGGTAAAAGTGCTGGAGAAATCCTAGCAAATATCAATATGGCTGATGCTGCAGAAGTGCAAGCATATCAAGATTATCTTGATGTTGAAAATAATAAGACAATGCAAGAGGCACTTGGCGATTACAATATGGCTAAGATTTCTCTTGGTAGAGATATTGCTTATGACATCTTTGGTCTTAGAGTTAAACCAGGTGAATACGGAACTGCTAAACGTAAAGCCTTTGGTGTTGTATCTGCTGTTGGTGATTTAGCAAATAATATTATATTTGACCCACTAACTTACGTTGCTCTTCCTTTTCAAGCAGCAAAAATTGGAGCACTAGGAGTTACTCGCGCAGCAGGTCTTGCTGGTTTAGCAGCAGGTGTTGGTAACGAAGCAGCCTTAAGTGCAAAAATTGCCAATGCTTTTACTCATCCAATATTTGGAAAAGCAGTAACTAGATTTTATGACAACATTGGTGCTCAAGTAGAACGTCTTGCTAAGGGAACTGAAGAAGAAGCAAGCCAGGCTTTTGGTATTATCAATAGACAATTTGGAAAAGACATAAAACCTGACGTTGTTCAGGCTATGGTTAAAGCAAAAGTATTTAATGCTGATGCTGCTAAAAAGTTTTTTCAAGATGCACAGAACTTTGAATTACTAACCAACGGTAAAAAAATATTAGGTAAAGATGTTATTCCAACCTATAGTGTATTTCGTGGTTACAAAAATGAAATTAAAAACGCTTTACTAAAGACAACAGGCATTGGTACAACCAAGACTGGCTCTACTGCAGCAGGGATAACTGCTGAAACTTTATTAAAGACTATCGCTAAGCCTGAATTCATTCAAGATAGAGTTGCACAAGAACAATTAACTGCAGCAATTAAAGATTCTGCCAGTAAAGCAAGTAGATTTGCTCGCTTAATTGAGATAGCCCCTAGTGCTAAAACCATTAAAATTGGTAAATACATTAACGAAGAGGGCAAAGAAGTAGATGAAGGACTAAAATCACTTAAAGATGTTATATCTTTAGGTCGTGTTGCAGGAATGTCTCGTCCTGATGCTGATGAACTTGGTAGATTATGGACAACTGCCAGTGTTGCTCAACGTAAAAACATTCATAGAGGTTTAGTTTTTGCAGTATCTGATGAACTTGGATTATTCCAAGGTATGGATAGTGCACAAATAATGAATAAACTTGATAAAATTGTAGGAACTCAAGAATACGCATTACAACAGACTATTGATGCTTCGACATTTAAAGCATTACCAGAAGATATGCAAAAGTTTCTTGATGATGCTTATAAATCAAGTGGTGGCGTATTAAAAACTATCAAATCTACCAAACAACCTATTACATTTAACCCTGGAAAACTAGGTTCTGATAAGGCTGCTGCAGCAATGGAGCACCAATTAACATTTGAACTAAAGACTCCAGACCTACGTGCTATTCGTTCTGAAGTTTATAGCGCTAAAGGTGCTAAACTACGCTCACTTGGTCAAGTGTTTAATAATAAATACTCTGAAGCAATTGTTAACACTTGGTCTTTCTTAACACTTATTCCACGTTTAGGTATTCGTTCTGCTATTGAAGAAATAGGCGTATTTGGCTTAGTTGCAACACCTAAAACATTAGTTAATCTAATCCGTTATGGTTATTCAACTAGCCGTGCTAAAAGAATCGTAACTGATGGAGATACTAAGTTCTTTGATAGCAAAGGAATAGGTGCTCCTAGCCGTATTCTTTATGCTATGTTCAAGCCAGGACTAACTAAACAAATTAAAGATAGCGTTGAATTAGATTCTGGAATTGACAATATTGCATTACAGACAAATGTTGCCTTACAAAAAGGTAGATTTTCATTTAAACGTTCTCTTGACGAACAAGTAACTAAAGATACCGAAGATTTCGTTAGACACGGTATAGATTCAACTGGATACAAAGAAGCCACTATGGCTGCTACAGCAGGAACTAACATTAGTGGTGCTGCTGCTAAAGGTTACGGTTCTGGAATGAATGTTATATCAGAACAAGGTCCTTCTTTAGTTTTCAGTTTGAATAGAAAAAAGTTTGAAAAAGAATTTATCGCAGAAGGTCCTGCTGTAAAGATTGAATTACAATCAGAACCAGACGCTTATTTTATGGCTCTTGGTATTGAATTTTTTAAACGTGCAGGTGTTGGTGGGAATACATCTAAACTAGCAATTAAATACATTGATGACCCTAAAAAAGCAATTGAAGAAATACGTAAAGAATTAGATAATAATAAGACTTTAGCACAAGCATTTACTAATAACTTAGATAACAATGTTACCAATAGTCAATTAGCATCATCTATATACTTTGCTACTCGCCAAACTTTCACTAAAGCAAATGGTGAAATTAATCCTGAACTGGTTAAACTTGTTTATACCAGAGGAAAAAACGCAAAAGGTAAAGTAGTAGACAAGTGGACTCCTGATATTGATATGGAAAAACTTCGTCTAATGAAAGCCGAAGACCTACCTGTTACTGTCTTAAGTCAGAAGTGGATTCCTATTGCAGAGAATCAAGGCGGATTAATCAATGCTATAACCCAAAGAGGTTATAACTGGATGGACCGTCAGATATCTACTCTAACTAGAGAACCTATATTCTTTGCTAACTATCACGCATATCGTAAAGAATACAGAACTTTAGAAAAGATTAAACGCGATAGATTAATTGCTAAAGGTATGAAACCTGAAGCAGCAGATAAGATTGCTAGAAAGTATGCTGCAGACTTAGCAACAGATGCTGCAGGAAAACGTACACTAGACTTTGTTGATAATCCATTAATTAGAACTAATCTTGCATTTGGATTGCGTAACTTTGCTCGTTTCTACCGTGCAACAGAAGACTTCTGGAGACGTGCCTACAGAATAGGTACTCAGCAAACAGATGCTATTGTTCGTTTAAGACTAGCAACTCAAGGTTTAGAACACTCAGGTTTTATTTATGAAGATGACGAAGGTGAATTATACTTCGTATTTCCTGGTGATGATGTAATCTATAACGCTGTATCTATAGCACATAGATTTATTGATGGTAAATCAAATCTTAAATTACCACAAGCATTACAATTTACTGGTAAAGTTAAGTTCTTATCACCATCATTAGACCCACAATCTTCAATACCTACATTATCAGGTCCACTTGCTGGTATCTCAATGGTTGTTTTACAACAACACGCACCTAATTTCTGGGGCATTAGAGATAGATTACTTGGTGTAACTCTTGGTGAAATGAGCAAGAACGCAACATATAAAGATGTTATTCTTCCTCCAGTTGCTAAACGTATTATGTCATTTATGTCACCTAACGATGTTAATGGTGAAATGGCTTCTGCTCAAAGACAAGCATATGCTTATCTTGTTGCAAACGGTCAAGGTTTAGATATTAACGCTACACCTGAAGAAAAACTAGAGTTCCAACAGAACCTAGAAGCATTAGCATCTAACATATTAACTACTAGATTCTTTTTAGGTTTAGTATCTCCAGTTGCTTTAAGTGCTGCTGGTGGTAAAGATGTTAGCGCTACATTAAAAGATTTAGGTAACGTTGACTTTAGGTCTGAATTCTATGCAACTGTTCAAGAATTAACTTTACAAGGTTCAACGGACCCTTTTGGTGAAGCCAATATGAAATGGGCTAAGGCTAAACCAGGTGTACTTGCTTACACAATAGCACAAAGTGAAAGAAATAAAGTCTTAAGTATTCGTCAAACTACTGATGCTATTGCTTGGTTAAAAAAGAATGAAGCATTAGTTAATAAGTATCCAGAAGGTTCTGCTTTCTTTGTACCTAACTCTGGTGAATTTGATATTTCTGAATCTAAATTCTTTCAAAGAGAAGGCATTACTGATAAGATTCCAGTAGAAGATTTTATTACTAAAGTTACTGCTCAAGAACAATTAAATGAATACTACGCTAAACGCGATGAATGGGATTCAAAGATTGAAAATGCACCAGAAAGTATACGTGCAGTTGTTCGTCAGCAAAAGGCTTTAGATATGCAAGAGTTTACTAAAGGTAAATATTACTTGCAAAAAGCATTAGAGAATTATGGAAGCGCTGCAGATACAACTGCCGCTTGGGAAGAACTTACCAGGATGATTGATAATGGTGATGTTCCCAAGACTAAAAACGCACAAAAAGTTGTAGACATCGTTAATCTTGTACAACAAGCAAATAACGCTACAGCGATGATGTTTGATGGAACTGTAGATGCTTCTCAACGTAGAAGTTTAATACGCAATAACGCTATGCAACAAGCATTAGAGATTGCTGCAAATGATGCAGGTCTTATAAGAATCATCAATACTGTTGTTAAGAAACAATTAGGAGTTTAATAAGTGGCATACGATGCGCCTCTAGGTGAGGAAATTGTACAAGAATCTAGTAATGCTGGTCAGTTCTATAGGTCTAATGACCCTGCCAATGTTTACTACAAAGTATATGATTCAATTTCAGGTCAATACATTTGGCAAAAAACTGATGATTTTCTAAGAAGTTTATATGCTAATCCAAATGCTGTTAAAGCAATTAAACAACAACTTGGTTACGATATTATTGATGGTTCAATTAATCCTGATTTTCTTAAAGATGTTGAAAAGGTTCAAGGCACTTTATCTTCAACTAATCAAAGGTTAGAAAAAATTGGTGAAGGTGGTTGGAGTTTATTCTCATACCTAAACCAAACAAAGACTGGTAAAGGTGGAGTAACATCTACTGCAACAGTTACCGATAAGAACAGGGCTGCTCAAGAATTATTAGATACTGCTAAAGATTATCTTGGTTCTGGTATTGTGCTTAATAAAGCAGATATTAAATCATACGTTAATGAACTTAATGCTTTAGAACGTAAACGTCCAACAATATCTAAGACTGGCGAAACTATTGCTGGTGGATTAACTGCTGACGAAAAAGAACAACTAGCACTTAAATACATTGGTAAGTATGTTACTGCCGAAGGTATTAAAAATGTTGGTGGTGCTTTAGGTAGTAACTATAGAACTATTAATGCTCTTGCAGGTAACTATGGTATTCAACTTGACAAAGCAGCATTACGTAATTTAGTTTTTGATAGCGTTAGTTCAAAGAACGGTTTAGAAAACGTACAAACTAAGATTAATAACCTTGCTAAAGTTAAGTACAGAGCATTAACTCCATACTTAGACCAAGGATTAACTGTTAAAGATATTGCTAATGAATACGTTGCTAAGAAAGCACAATTATTAGAACTTAATCCTGCTGCAATTAGAATAGATGCAGACCCAGATATTCAAAGTGCTTTAACTGGAGAGGCTTTAGTTCCTTTATATCAGTTTGAAAAATCATTACGTAAGAACCCACAATGGCAATATACTAACAATGCGAGAGAAGAAGCATCTAACTATGCTCTTACAATTTTGCAAGATTTTGGATTGATGTAAATGGCACCTAAACCAGCGCTACCTACTCCTCCTAAACCACCTGCTTTTCCTTCAGGTGTTAAGCCATCAACTCTTCCTGGTGCAACTAAAGCAACTCAACAATATACAACTCCTGCTGGTCCAAAGGCTCCTGCTGCTGCAACTCAACCAGGTGTAATGGGTTCATCTTATGTTCCTGGTAGAACAACAACTACAGCAACTACTACAACAACAACTAAACCAGTTACTAAAACTGTAACTCCTAAAACAGATAAACCTAAAACTGGATTAACTGCTGAACAACAAAGAATTTTAGATTTAGAGAAAGCGCTTCAAGAATCTCAAAATAGAGGTACTGGTGTAGACCCAGCGCTTCAATATCAAATGGATATAGAAGCAGCAAATCGTAAATCTGCATTTCAAATACTTGCTGATGAATTTAAAGCAAATGGTTTAGATACTCTTGCTGCTGAAGTACAAAACTTTATGACAGAAGGATTAAGTCCATCTGAAGCAAAGATTGCTATACGTCAAACTCAAGCCTATAAAGATAGATTTAAAGGTAATGAAGGTCGTGTCAAAAAAGGTTTAGCAGTTTATCAACCTAACGAATACCTTCAAGCAGAAGAAACATATCGTAATCTTTTATTAGCAAATAATCTTCAAGACCTTGCTACTAGAAATACAACTGATGCTTTTATTGCTGGCGCAGTATCTGCTCAAGAAGTACAAGATAGAATTCAAAATGTATTCAATAAGATTGATAATGCTGACCCAACATTAAAGTCACAAGTAAATCAATACTTTAGTAATTTTGGTATTGCAGACCCTAACTTACAACGTACACAATTAGCATCTGCTTTATTAACTGGTGAGACTTCATCAATGGCATTAGAGCGTCAATTAAAGAAAGCACAATTGCGTGCTGGTGCTGCACTTGCTGGAGTAACTATTGCTGAAACAGGTGTTGAATCACTACAGAAGCAATTAGAATCACAAGGTGTATCTGATGTTTATGGTACTGCTAAAACAGGATTCAGTACACTTGCTCAAACAGCACCAACTACTGAAAAACTTGCACAAATTTACGGAGAACAGACAACTGGTCTTTCAGAAGAACTTCAACAAGAAGCCTTCTTTGGATTACAGTCACAAAGACGTAAGAAATTACAAGAGAGAGAACAAGCCACATTTGGTGGACAAGCAGGAATTTCAACTGCTGGTCTAACTAAAGGTACAGCAGGTTTGTTCTAACAATAGACCCTCAGTAGGACCGACCAGCCCCTACGAGAGTAACAAGACTGGCAGCAAGAGCCATTATAAATCCCCCCAGATTTAACGTGAGGCTTGCGACTAACAACAAAGAATGGGAGCGTTGCGATGAGCAACAACTATCAAGACTGGGAAGATGACGAAGAAGATGTTATCCCTAGTCAACAATCAGAAAGCGATTTATTAAAACAACTTCGTAAGGAGTTGAAAAATAAATCAAAGATGCTTTCCGAAATGGAAGGACAACTTTCTTCGATTAAGACTGAGCAACGTCACAACGTTATTAAGTCAGTTCTTGAAAGTAAAGGCGTTAGCCCAAAAATAGCAAAATTTATTCCTCAAGATATTGAGGCGAATCCAGAAGTCATTGATAACTGGATTGCAGAAAATGCTGATGTTTTTGGTTTAACAGTACAAACGCCTGCTGATGTGAAGCCAGACTTGGCAACACTTAGACAAATTGATGCTGTTACATCTAATGCCCAGTCTCCTGCTGGTGTGGATGATTTATTTTTGAGATTACAAAATGCAGAATCTGCAGAAGAAATCACAAATATGATTTTCCAACAAGGCGGAGAGATTTAGGCTTAACTACTAACTAAGGAAATAAACCGAAATGCCTAACGTATATACAGCGTTATCTGGCGGTACAGCAAATACTAACGGTGGTCTTGGTGGCGGTCAATATACAAGTGCTGATAACGTAGGAACCTTTACACCATCCAATGGTGCAGGTCTCGTACAAAAAGCCTATGACCGTCTAGTTGAGTTCGCACTTCGCTCTCAACCATTACTACGTTCAGTCGCTGACAAACGTCCAGCACGCCAATCAATGCCAGGCTCATCTGTAGTATTCCAAATCTACAGCGACCTATCAAAGGCAACAACTGCTCTATCAGAACAAGTTGACCCAGATTCAGTAGCAATTGGTGCACCAACTGCAGTAACTGTTGTTCTTAACGAATACGGTAACGCAGTTCTAACCACTCGCAAACTGCAATTAATGTCACTTGCTGAAGTTGACCCAGCGATTGCAAATATCGTTGCGTTCAATATGGCAGATTCCATTGACGAAATTGTTCAAACAGAACTTCGTGCAGGAACAAACGTAATCTACGCAAGCAACGCATCAGGAACTCGTGCAACAGCAACAACAAACGTTACTGGCGCACACACCTTGAAAGCAGCAGACATCCGTCTTGCAGTTGCTAAATTACGTGCAGGTAAAGCAGTTGCTCGTAAGGGCAGCCTATACTGGTGTGCAATACACCCAGAAGTTTCACACGACTTACGTGCTGAAACAGGTTCTGCTTCTTGGAGATTGCCACACGAATACCAATCAAACGATGCCATTTGGGCAGGCGAAATTGGAACATTCGAAGGAGCATACTTCATCGAATCACCACGTATGTACAACGCTACCGATGGTGGCTCAAGTGCACGCGTGTTCCGTACATTACTTGCTGGTCAACAAGCACTTGCTGAAGCAGTTGCTGAAGAACCACACGTAGTGATTGGAAACGTAACTGACAAATTGATGCGCTTGCGCCCAATTGGTTGGTACGGAGTATTGGGCTTCAAACGCTATCGCGAAGAAGCACTATACAGAATTGAATCTTCTTCAAGCATCAACGCTGCATAGTTAGATTCACTTAACAGTAGCCCCCACGTCAAGTGGGGGTTACTCTTATACAAAGGATTTTAAATTGCCAATATTTTTTCCACCAACAGTAGATGAAGGACCAGCAGGATATGGTCTATTTTATCGTTACAAATTAAAGCGTGGGATTAGTGTATTGAAAATTGGCAATACATATTATAAGTTAAGAGTTCCATCAACTGACCAAGTAGATTCTGCTAGTGAGTACTATGCAGGAGGGCACGAACATAATGTTACACAAGCACAAAAAACTGCACTTATTAACGCTGGCATCGGCATTACTGAAAGTAACTTTGAAGGATGATAGAGAACATTCTTGTAGCAGGTGCGACTGCAAGTGCGATTGCTTCTGTGTTTTTTGTGATTGCTCCAACGGTTCGAAAGACTCGTTCTATGATGGAATGGTTGGAAAAATTTCGCCGAGATTGGGAAGGCGAGCCTGGTGGTCCAGGTAGGGATGCCGTTCCAGGCGTAATGGAAAGACTGAATAGACTTGACGGTGAGTTAAGTCACAATGGTGGTTCTTCTATGAAGGACGCTATTGATAGAATTGAAAAAGTGTTAGGGACTAAATGAGTTTACATAGAATTAGAAAACATCCAGAGTTCGTTGAGGGATGTTTTGGTTGCAAGGCTTCCACTGTTGATTTGAACGCTGGGGAAGCATCCACTAGACTAACAATGTCATCTAAAAAGTGGGATAATGAACTTGCGTTATATCGTACGGCTAGGGCACAGGGTATTCAACCTGACACCACTAAGACTAAAGATATACGCAGGGCAATAGATATTTCTAATAGAACAGGAAAACCATACGGTGTCAGTTAAAGGCGAAAAATACAAAAGCAAAAAAGCGATGAAGATGCACGAGAAAAAAGAATCTCCTGCTATGCGTATGAAAGAATACGGTAAAAAAGGTATGTCTTCTAAAAAGAAGATGGGTAAGAAAAAGTAATGAAAAAGACTTCCGCTAAAAAGAAGTTTTCTAAAACTATGCGTGAGTTTAAAAAGGGTGAACTCAATATCGGTAAGTCACCTAAAAAAGTAAAGTCACGTAAACAAGCAATTGCTATTGCTCTATCTCAAACAGGTAAGAGCAAAGGAAGAGGTAAGAAATAATGTGTGCAACTTGTGGATGTAACTATCCTAATCTAGACCACGCTATGGCTAATGCTATGGGCGATAACCCAATGGGTATGCCTATTGCACCAAAGCCATCAAGCATTGTAAAAGCAACACCTAAGAAACCAAAGGGTAAATAATGCCAAAACCAGGTAAACCAAATATGAATAGAAGCAAAGCAGCAGTAAAAGTTTCACCAGCAGTTATTAAACAAATTAAAACTCTTGGTATGACTAAGGCTCTTGCTTCAGCAAAATCTAATAAAGGTAACAAAGCATACATTACAGGTTTAACTCGTATGTATGGTGCTAATAAAGTTAATGCTGCTCTTGGCTACAAGGCTGCTGCAGGTAAATCAATTCCTGCTGGTGGAGTAATGGGAACTAAAAGAGCACAAGTTATGGCTGGTCCTATTAAGTCAACAATGAAATCAGCAGCAAAGAAAACTGTTGCAAAGAAATCAACTAAATCAGGAAACTTTAAGAATGGTAAATCATTCAAAGAGTTTATGGGTACAAAGACTAAGAAATTCGGAACACCTAACTAAATGGCTAAATCACCTGCTTGGACACGTAAAGAAGGCAAGAATCCTAAAGGCGGATTAAACGCTAAAGGTCGTGCTTCATATAATAAAGCAACTGGAGGAAATCTTAAACCTCCTGTCAAAGCAGGTGAAGCCAAAAAATCACCTAAGTCTGCAGCAAGACGCAAATCTTTTTGTAGTCGTATGTGTGGTATGAAGTCTAAACGTACTTCTTCTAAAACGGCGCGTGACCCTAATTCACGTATAAACAAATCTTTAAGAGCGTGGGACTGTAATTGCAGATGAAAAAGAAAGCATTTTGGGATAAGAAGAACCCTAAGAAAACTTCTAAAAAACTAACTCCAACACAAATTAAAAGTGCTAAGGCTCGTGCTAAGGCTGCAGGTAGAAAGTATCCAAATCTAGTAGATAATGCTGCTGTAGCAAGAAAATCTAAATAGAACATATTGGGGACGATATGAAAATTGCAGTGTATGCAATAGCGTTAAATGAAGAGAAGCACGTTCATCAATGGTTGGAAGCAACCAAGGATGCAGATGTTAGACTGGTTGCTGATACTGGTTCAACAGATAGAACAGTTCAATTATTACAAGGGGCACCAAATGTTATCGTTCATCAAATCAGTGTTAAGCCGTTCAGGTTTGATGATGCGCGTAATGCTGCTCTTGCTTTGCTACCTACTGATGTTGATATGTGTCTTTCCTTGGATATGGATGAGATACCGCAAGATGGATTCTTTGATGTTGTAAGACAGAACTGGACACCTGATGTTAACCGTATTTGGTTAACCTGGGAAACAGGATATAAATGGCAGAACAATAACCGTTTACATTCAAGACACGGTTATAGGTGGGTTAAACCTTGCCACGAAGTCACCGAATATTATGGTGATTTTTTTGGTGGAGAAGAAAAAAGTATTACACTTGATTTAACAGTAACACATAAACCTGATGACGATAAGTCTCGGTCACAATATCTTCCTATGTTAAAGATGGCTGTTGCTGAAACACCTAATGATGCTCGTATGTGGGCTTATTTAACTAGAGAGTATTTCTTTCACGATAAGTGGAGAGAAACTATTGAGTCTGCTGAAGAAACACTTAAAGCAGGTGGATGGTATATAGAACGTGCAGCATCCTGTAGGGCTGCTGGTGAAGCGTTTGTGCATCTTAAAAATAAAGAGATGGCTAGGGACTGGTTTGTTAAAGGTGTGAAAGAAGCACCTGACCAACTTGAGGCTTGGTATTCTTTAGCACAGTTTAATTATGATATTAAGAACTGGCAAGGCTGTTGGGACTGTGCAATTAAAGTTGAAAGTTTAGTTAAGGAAAAACATTATCTTGTTAATGATGATGTTTGGAATTGGAAATGTTTTGATTTACTAGCCTTATCTGGTTGGTATCTTGGTAAAAAGAAAGAAGCAATGGAGTACGCAGTTAAAGCAATACAAGGTAATCCTACCGAACAAAGATTGATAGATAATTTAGAATGGATGCAAAAAGGTAATGACAACGTTTAATGAGATGGTTGAAGAGGTTTTAATTAACCTTGAAGGTTTTACTCTTCGCCAAGACCGTACCACATATTTGACTGCTGCTATTGATTCAGATGATTTAACTATTGCTTTAGCATCAGGTGACAATATTGGTAAAGGTATTGTTGAGATTGATGATGAACTTATTCACATTGATTCTGTTGACCGTTCTGACCGTTCAGCAACCATTTCACCTTTTGGTAGAGGCTATCGTGGTACCACTGCAGCATCGCACGCTTTAAATAGTAAAGTAACTTTTGCTCCAAGTTTTCCAAAGATTTCCGTTAAGCGTGCTATCAACGATACTATCCGTGCTGTTTACCCAAATGTTTTCGGTGTTGCTTCTACAACTTTTACTTTCAATCCTTCTGTAACAACTTACTCATTACCTAATGAAGCAGAAACAGTGTTAGCAGTTTCTTGGGACACTATCGGACCAAGTAATGAATGGCTTCCAATTCGCCGTTGGAGACACGAACCTACTGCTAATATAGGCGAATACGCAACAGGTAACGCAATTAGCATTTATGAAGCAATTGTTCCTGGTCGTACTATAAATGTTGTTTATACTAAATCACCTGCAGCATTATCAAATGCTAACGATGTGTTTACAACTGTTACAGGTTTTGAAGAATCAAGTCGTGATTTAATTGTTTACGGTGCTGCTTACCGTATGGCATCTTTCATTGACCCAGGTCGTTTAACTTTCACTTCACCTGAAGCAGACCAAAATGACCAGACTCGTCCGTTTGGTGCTGGTACAAATACTGCAA